TTCGCTGGCCGCCGCAGAGCCGATCTGATGGCCCGCCGTGGGCGAGGACACCCGGTCACTGGCTGGCGCCGGGTGGGCGCCCAGGATCGACCCGATGACGAGCAACACGGCCACGAGCGCCACCCACCGCGACGCCTTCTGCATCACATGACCTCCCTGGAGTCGACCGTCACCCACACCGACCGGTAGTCGTCGGCCTGGATCTCACCGCCGCTGGCGTAGCTCGTGGTCCGCCTCAGCAGCTTGGCGTCTCGGGACAGGGCGATGGTGACGTGCCGTCGCTCATGACGATGTGCAGTCGCGCGGGCGCCCCGACCGCACGGCAGTCGCCGTCGAGCAGACAGCAGTGCAGCTTCACTCGTCCGCGGATCACGCTACGGCCCCGAAGAGGGCGTACAGCCCCCAACACGGCAGCAGTATCACCGCCGCGGCTCCGATCGCCCGGCTGGTTCGCATCCCGCCGCGCCACGCGATGAACAGCACCACCAGAAGCAGGCCACCCGCCCAGCCGATGATGCTCTGTGCGATGTTGGCGGCGATCATTCGGCCTCCGCGCCTTCGAGGGCACGCAGGGCCGTGTCTGCGATCTCGGCCATCTCCGGGGACCGCTCCCAGAAGATCTTCTTGAACTCGTCGGGGAACACGCTCCACAACGTGGCCAACGTCAGCACGTACCCCGCCGACGTGACAGCGTCAGGTGGGAAGCGCTCCATGGCGGCCAGCAGCTTCTCTTCGACCGAGATCTTCTTCTTCACAGCTCCACCGCCCGGCGGAAGTCGAACATCTTGTCGACCAGCTCCACCGCCAAGATCACCACGTCCTGGTGGCTGGTGCCGCCCAGGCCCGCGGGCAGCTCGACCGGTTCGGAGGCGTACAGCGACGGTTGCGCCTTGCCGGACGGCTGGACCACTCGTTCACCCACACGGATCAGCTCCACCTTCAAGATGAAACGCGATCGGGCCAGTTCCGGGTGCGGGCCGTCGGGTATGTCGCCCGTCATGCTTGCCGCTGTAGTAGACGATCCTGTGCTCTTCGCCTTGGTGATCGTGGCCTTCGCCGCCTTGGGCGTGTTCCTCTTCAGCCACTGGCGTCGCCCGTAACGCATCGTTCCTCCTATGGAATGCAGGTTCAACGGAGCCTAGCTCCGACGGTCTATGACGCCACGCGCTGCTTGGCGGCCAACCTCCGCTTGAGCAGGTTCAGTTCCTCGAAGCTGGGCGCAGAGTCCCGGTTGTAGAGCAGGGCATCGTCGGGAAGCCAGAACCAGCCCAAGTGGCCGTCGATCGCGACGGCGGTGTGCCCAGGGATGGGCATACCGGTGGGCCCGAGGTAGGCATACACCATGTCGCCCCGTTCGATCGGGCATGGAACGCCGGGGCCGTCGAAGTCCCGGATCACCTTGATCATGGTTGTGGCTCCATCTTGGGTGGGGCCTCGAACAACGGCAGGGTCGGCATCGAGCAGCGACCCATCGGTTCCAACGCCCGGTCCGATACGGCGATGGCGAGTGTGAACAGCATCCCGAGCGCTACGACGACGATGGTCATCATGTCTCGGGTTCGCATCACAGTCGCCAGCCCCCTTCGACTTCCCTGACCGGGCGAACCTTCAGCCGCCCGTCCTCCAGCACGCTGTACCAGTGCTTGCGCTCCTCCAACGTGTCGATGCTCAGGTAAGCCACGTTGGCGGCGCAGTCGCTGCACTCCAACTCATCGTTGTCGTGCGGACGTCCGCAGTACCGGCAGTAGTCCATCGACTCTCTCCTATGTCCCGATGGCCCAGCGTAACCCAACGTGAGCGGTCCGTGGTACCCCGAACCCAAGATTGACACGCTGGACACAGAACGGCCCGCCCCTCGCCGTGGCAAAGGACGGGCCGTACGTGAACCTGCGACACACCGGCCATAGGAGTAACCGGAGCGCCACCACTGACTGTAGCGAGGCACCCCCCCGGTAGGCAAGGACCCACCCCAAGTGCGGTTATGCTGGGCACGACGTCACCCAACCTGGAGCCGCTCGTGCCCAATTCTGACGGTTCCCTCCCGCCTGAAGGAGGTGAGCATGAAGCGATCCCTGAAGACGAAGATCGTCAAGACCGGAACGGTGGTTCGGATCCCGGTCTCGAAGCGGTTCGGGAACGGACCCCGGAAGTAGCCCCCAAGAAGTGGGACATCGGCCAGTTCAGCAAGGGCAAGAGCGGCCGCAAGGCGCTGTACCTGGAGAGCGAAGCCCGGCGGCAGAAGTTCCTGCAGCTCCTGCTGACCGGGCTGCGCCCCTCCGAGGTCCTGGCCGAGTTGAACATCGCTGACTCGACCTACCGCCAGTGGCGCAAGCGTGACCAGTTCTTCGCCGCCGAGGTCGACTCCATCGCGTCGGGCGCCCGCCAGTTCAAGGAGCAGGACGCCAACGACTGGTCCGGGTTCCCCGAGTTCCGGCTCAAGTTCTTCAAGCACAAGACCCCGCCCCACCAGCAGCTGATCATCAACGCGCTGCTGTCCGCCCAGCCGGGCGACATCGTGCTGATCCTGGTGCCACCCGAGCACGGCAAGACGACCCTGTTCGAGGACTACGCCTGCTGGCGGCTGTCGATCGACCCGAACTACCGGATCACGGTCGGCACCGAAGCCCAGAAGCTGGCCCGCCGGATCGTCGGCCGGGTCAAGAACCGCATGGAGGAAGACGGCCCGTTCCCGCTGTTCGCCCGCCAGTTCGGGCCGTTCATCCCGCAGCGCAACGAGGGCCGCGCCACCCGCCAGGTGTGGGCCGCCGACTACTTCAACGTGTACAAGCGCACCCAGTCCGACGAGCGCGATTACTCCATGGTCGGCATCGGGTTCGGCTCCAACATCGCGGGCTCCCGCACCGACCAGCTCCACGGCGACGACCTCCAGTCCATGAAGACCCTCAACCAGACCGAACGGATGCTTGAGGTGTTCCAGCAGGACTGGCTGTCCCGGCCCGGTGAGACCGGGTTCACGACAGTGAATGGAACCCGCGTCGGCGATGGAGACATCTACGAGCAGATGATGGAGGCGTACGACGGGAAGCCGTTCTTCAAGGTCGTGCAGCTCCCCGCCATCATCACCGACCCCGTCACCCACGAGCGCAGGCCGCTGTGGGAGTACGACCCCGAAGTCCCCGGCAAGCAGAAGGGCTACACGCTCGAAATGCTCGACCGGATGCGGGAGAAGGTCGGAGATTCGGCCTGGTACCGGAACTACATGCAGGAGCCCCGAGCCAAGGGGCTCGGCACGTTCACCGAGGACTCCGTCGACCGGAACTTCAACTACGAACGCAAGATCGGCCAGGAGATCCCCGTCCCGGGGGCGCCGATCTACATCGGGCTCGACCCCGCCCTCGGTGGGATCAACTGCCTCATGGCGGTGCAGATCACCGGCGAGAAGTTGTACATCCTGGAGATCCAAGAGGACTCTGGCCTGTCCCGCAACGAGCAGATCATGGACCGGCTCGAAGCGATGATCGGCCGGATGCGGGCCCTCGGCGGTCACGTCACGGACGTGGTCATCGAAGCGATGAACTTCCAGCGGGGCCTCGCCCGCGACGAACGGCTGCGGGAGATGTCCGACCGCTACGGGTTCGGGCTGCGGGAACACCTCACCGGAGTCAACAAGTACGACGCCGACATCGGCGTGCCGTCGATGGTGTCCACGTTCCTCAAGCGGGAGATCGACATCCCCTACGGCGACGACGAATGGACCCGCGACGTCGCCGCCCAGTTCCGCAACCAGCTGCTGCGCTGGCGGCCCGGGATCAAGGGCAACGTCCTGCGCCAGGACCAGGTGATGGCGCTGTGGTTCGTGTGGATCCTCTGGCAGTCACGCCGCAAGACCGTCGCCGAAGCCTCGTCGGCCTTCCAATCCCACGGCCTGCCGTGGCAACCCATGCAATCAGGTCTGTTGGTGCCGACTGTCGGCAGCCCGTTCTTCAGGGGATAGAGATGTACGACTGGTGGTCGATCTACCACATCATGGAGAACCGGAAGTCCAAGAACTCCGCTCTCCTCACCCAGATGATCGCGGTGAAGGACCGCTACAACGGCGACTGGATCCTTCCTGACCTGTCCCATGAGGCCGCCGCCGAGCTGCCGCCGCTCACCCCCGCGCTGCTGTCCGAGACCATCGACAACTTCGGGATGCGGGCCGGGTCCACCCTCCCCGCGGTGCGCAGCCCGGCGGTGGACTCCACCAAGCAGACCGGCAAGCGGTCCGTCGCCTACGCCCGGACCCGCTCGAAGATCATCACCGGCACCTACCACTACTCGAAGTTCCAGCTCGGGCTGCGGAAGATGTACCGGCACCTCACCGGCTACGCCACCGCCGCCTGCGTGGTGATCCCCGACTTCGAGGCGGGCTACCCCTGCATCAAGGTCCGGGATCCGCTGTCGAGCTACCCCGACCCGAAGACCGGCGAAGACTTCACTCCACCGGAGAACATCGGGTTCATCTACGGCAAGTCGGTCGACGCCATCATCCGCCACTTCCCGTCCGCCCGCAGCGTCATCCCGGTCAACGCCCGCGACGAGGAGATCTGGGAACTGGTCGAATGGATCGACGCCGAACACATCGTCGTCGGCTTGCTGGGCCCCCGCTACCACAACCACATGACCCGGCTGGAACCGCAGCGCTACGCCATGGAACTGAAGCGCTGGCCGAACCGGGCCGGGCGGGTCACCGCCATCTGCCCGAGCCGGGTCACCCTCGACCGGATCGCCAGCCAGCTCGTGCACGTCACCGGCATCACTGACGTGATGGCCAAGATGATGGCGCTCGACATCATGGCCAAGGAGAAGGGGATCTTCCCCGACCGGTTTGTGTTGGGCCGCTCCGGGCTCACCCCCCAGATCATCGGCGGCGAATGGCAGGACGGCCGCACCGGCAAGATGAACATGGTCCTCGACGCCGAGAACATCGGGAACCTGCCGTTCTCCCCTGATCCGACGTCCACCCAGGCCATCGACCGACTGGAACGCAATGCCCGCATCTCCTCCGGACTTGTCCCGCAGATGGGAGGTGAGACTTACGGCGCGTTGCGTACAGGCCGAGGTATTGACGCTCTCATGGGTGCTGCGGTTGATCCACGGATCCAAGAGATGCAAGAGATCATGGAGGCTTGGCTCCCGGACCTGAACGAGTCGATCTTCGCCACCTACAAGGGGTACTGGGGATC